AGGTGCGCAAATTTGGGAAAATGTTGCCGCTCCTCTGCTTCAACGTGTCGGTAACCATGCCGTAAACACCGGTTTACGAATGGCTATGGGTGCAGTGATGGGACGGGGCGGATTACCTGGTATCAACAGTAATCCTAACCGTGGTATGATTTCTAATTAGACCCCGACCCAGAACCTGTACGCCTTCCACCTCCATCTCGTGTTGTTGGACGCGACCGCGGCCCACCTCGTAGTCGTCAGGATCAGTATCACGGAGGCAACGTAGTTGACGTAGTTCAAGAATTGTACGCGGCCCACCGCGCTCAGGCGCGTAGAAAGGGCCAAGACAAGCGTAACAGGAATCGAATGCGTACGGAACAAGAATTGGCCGAAGCTATGGATATTCCTATGCTTGACCATGATGAGTTTTAAACCCCTTTGTAATTAACCGAAGGTGAGAGGCACGAAGTGCCTATCGCCCGAGGACTGAATCTTATTCATTGAATGACAGTCTTAGTCTAGTAAAGAAAGTAGCGGTCGTAGACAAGCGAATGTATTAAACTTCAACCTCCTCTTCACTGTCAGTCTCTTCTTCTGTAGTGTTTCCACTACGGTCTAGTACCTCTCTCGCGACAAGGTCCAAACCGTCGACGAACTCATCATCAACTACTGGTCCCATACCTGGCTCGGAGATCAGGAGATCGAACGCTAAGTTCGTTCTCTGCTGGATCGCACGCTTGTGCATCGCCACGTAGTCGATCACCCAGCGTTCTGCAGGAGGCGCCAGTTGGTCGGCCACGTCGACCGCACTGTACATGTCCTCAATTGCAGTCATCAAGCGCATCCCAGCATCGTGTTTACGCACGACCATCTCCGCACCACGAACGTTTGCTGCCACCAGCTGACGCAACTCGAGTCGCATCGCGTCGAGCTGTCGTTCACGTTCTTGGATCTCTTCTCCCCACACTTCTTCGATCATGCGAGCGCGCTTCTTCTGGTGCGCTCCATACTCCTCGGCGAACTCCATGCGTCTCTTGTAGTGCATCATCATCTCGAACAGCACCGTGTTGGACGCGGTCTGGGGCAGAGGGTCGGACTCGTTACGAACACTGGCCATGATGGTTACGCTTGAGGGTTACTGGGAAGATTGGATAATGAGGAAGGTTACGGTAGGTCAACTGTACCCGTACACCTCCATCCACTACGTCCCCCTGTAGTAAGGGGGGGACGTCTTAGTATAGTATACTCTATAGTATAGAGTACTTAAGTCAAATCGATACTATATAGAAGTTTGTATGTATACGTATGTGGACCACACAACGTATAACGTATACTTCAACGTATATACACTATACACAGAATCAGATGTATACTGAGTCTGAGTATCTGATCCCCAACACAATGTCAGATTGAATGACTATCTAATCCGCGCAGCGAAGCGAGCATGCCCCCTTTAGGGGGCCAGGAGCCGCCCGAGCGAAGCGAGTACGGCGAGGCGGGGGAAGTGTTGGAAGTAGGCCGTCGAGCTGCCGCAGGCAGTGAGGTCGGAAGGCCGTAACTTAACATATACAAACCATAAACAAAATGACTACGGATTATATAAAGCGTAGTTTGCGTAGAGCAAACACAAGTTAAATGTCTTCGAAAAAACTACCATCTAAGTCCAGATCAGGCAGATCGTCGAGGTCCAATGGGGTATCCAAAGGGGTAATCTCGACGAATGCTTCTGCGCGGAAACGCGCATGCTGTTCTTGGGCTGGGAAGTTGATAACCGTGAACCGACGAAGAATTGGCTCGAGATCTTCGCTGTTCAAGAAACACTGCTGAGGCGTGTAGTTACTCAGAACGATCACCTTTCGAGGTCGAAGCTTCTGCATAACACCACCCTTGATTTCACCAGGAAATGGGTAACGGTCGGCCCACTTCTTTAGTGACGACGCCGTACAGTCGTTCTTGGGCGCCCACTCCTCGATGGCCACAACGTCTTGATGACGGTAGCGGTCCCACCACTTGTTGAGTGCCTTGGGGAAGTGGTTGGGATACAACTCCCAAAGCAGCCTGGACTTCCCACTCCCGGAAGGACCGACCCACCACTCGTGCAGCAGTTCTCCATCAAGCGGCATAGTCGTGGGTGCGTAGAGGGACTCAAGCCGAGGTCCGTGAAGGATGTATAGCTGAGGGTCATCTCGCTTGATGGAGTCCAAGGTACCGGACTCAGCAGCGACGAGGGCCGCGGCGTATCGCGCCTTTGTTGCAGCGCCACCCTTCTCTCTCGCAAGGTTGGACTCCATGGGGATCTCACCGTGCTCAAAAAAGTCTCCCTCCTTCGTGCAGTACCGTCGGTTTTGCGTAGGCGAACCGTTAGACGGTTCCAAATGCGTACGAGGCAACAGTCGTGCGACTGCCTTGCGTTGTCTTGCGTTGTGGAAGTATACGTAACCTTGGAGGTGCGGTGTCCCATCAGCGCCAACTTCTTTTCCGTAGACGAGGTACCGTGAAAGTGTCTTGACAACTGTGTCGAGATGTTCCGTGTCCACGTCGTTGTAGTTATTGAGAGTGAAGCACCACGCCCGATATTTGCTTGTGATCGACATCGACAAATGCGTAATGAGGCTTGGCTTTAGCCCCTAGGCAACGTGAAAACTGGCACAGCAGCCAGTCTTTCACATTATTACCTAGGGGCTACTGTGCTGTGCCAACTTGAAGTTTGGTAAAGAACTGGACTGATGAGAACATAAGTTCAGTGCAAACTAGAAAGTGGTCAGCACTCTCACTCTCTCTTTTTCTTGAAAGAACACAGATGGTTTACCGCCGAACACGAACGAACATTCGTCGACCAGCTCGTCGCCGCGCTTCCACACGTAAGCGCGTGTATAAGCGACGCACGACCCGTCGTCGAATGCGTTCTCAGCAGAACTGTGTGTGCCCAGGCGAATTGAGCCCAACAGCTCGATTTGCCTTGTCTCAAATTGATCCATTTGAACCTCGCTGCCAGGGCGCGAAGGTGCCAGATTCTAATACTATTCCTAGTATTTCGAATACTGATCAAGATCAAGTTTCACTGAGTTCGGGCGCAACTGCAGGCCATTTGCATGCTGTTGCATTTTTCCCTGGTTACACGTATGCGACTGTTGTTGCAGGCGGCGGCGCAGGTGCCGTTAATTGGACAACGAACGGCGCAAATGCTCGTCGCAATTCAGCCGCAATTAACAACAATGTCGAAGCTATTCGTCCTGTAGCTCATGCAGTACGAATTAGCAGTTCGACAGCTCCGACAACCGCAAGCGGTTTTGTTCACGTCGGTCTTGCTGTTGAATCTCGTAAAGGAGGCGCTGGAGGTCTCGGTCCAGACCTTCCGACTACTATTAACGAGATGACAGGACTTCCACACTACAAGCGTTTTACGCTTGCTAGTTTGACTCAAAGTCCTATCACTGTTATTAACAAGTGGATCGACGAGACTGCTTTCCGGTACGACGATCCTACGAGTATTCCTGTTTATCTGGAATCAACAGCTGCGATTGGCCAAATGAATTTGAATTTTGGTCAGTCATGGGCTACTATTGTAGTCATGACCGAAGGTACTGAAGTAAGCAAGGCTATCCTCGGTTTCGAGCATTTGTTGCTATCGGAATGCATCCCGAAGCGTGGCTCGTTTGTACTCGGTACCCAGGCTGCCCCAAACAGTCCTGGTACAATGAGCGCTGTCAGTACGATGCAGTCAGGTACTGATTTTAGCCACACTGAAGCTGAGCAAGAGTCATACATCGCCCAAGGTTTAGCAGAACTTGATCGTGGCGCTCGTATTGCAGGTGCGCAAATTTGGGAAAATGTTGCCGCTCCTCTGCTTCAACGTGTCGGTAACCATGCCGTAAACACCGGTTTACGAATGGCTATGGGTGCAGTGATGGGACGGGGCGGATTACCTGGT